TTTTGTCCATAGTTTTTTGTTTTTAGTATAATTTAGTTAATTTAATTTTTAAGTCCTCAGCATATTTAAGTATATGGTATGCTAAGTGTTTGTGGTAGTTATTGCATAGAGTTACTTCCTCTTGCTCACTTAAAGCTTTTGCCTTATGTATTTTAGTACAATCAGCAATAATATCAGTATAATATACAGGTAAGTTAATAATAAAAGGTGCACAATTTAAGTAGTATTGTAACCTATCTTGTAAATTAGGCATACGCTTTTTATTATTAGCAAAATTGTGTTCTACATCAAAGTGGTGTAGTAATTGTACTAGCTTTTCTTTGTCGCTAGTTTTATGAGGTGCTTGTATTTTGTCTATAATATAAGCCCTTACCCTCTCTTTATAAAATTTGGTGTTTGTTTTTAGTAGTGCCATAATTATTAATCCTCAGTTAAAATTCCCATAGGGATTAAGTATTCTTCCTCAGTATCAAATATATGAGGAAATAAAGCCATAGCCCTTTTATCATTGTTGCACTCTTGTAGTACAAAGTCAAATACCCTGCTTTCTGAATAGCCATTAAAAAGCTTATCGCAAGCTTCATTAATTATTTGCCTATTTGTTTTTTTATTATTTTCCATCTTAATTGTTTTTAGTTAAGTACTATAATTTAAGTTTAAGCCACTTGCCAAGTACTTTTAAAGCTGGCTACTATTATTCTCATAGCTGAGGGTTTCGGTCTTATAGTGGGTTGGTGCTTTTTATTTAACGCCTCTTGGCTTACCACTCGCCTACTTTCAACGGTACAAAGATATAAAAGAAAAAACAATTAACAGCCAAATGGTTAAAAGTTATTAACAATTTAAAGTTTATTAGGGTAATACCTTATAAAGCGTTTTAAGGCGTTTTAAGCCACTTTAGGTAGCTTGTAGGGTGTTAGTATTGATTTATAGAGCAATTAGTAGCACTATTATAATAAGTGCCATATAGAAAAGAAAGAGGGCAAAAGATGGGTTTCGTTTTAAATAACTCATTGCCTACCTAATTTCATTAATAAGTTTATAGGCGTTTGCCCATTGTTTAGAATTACCGAACAACCTATAGCGGGTTTCTTACCACGCTTGGCATAGGCAAACGAATATGAATCAAAATCGATACCACATCCAACTTGCATACCAAATACTCTAAACTTAGCACCGACATAGTGCTCACAATAAGCTTGCGTATGTAGGTGTCCTTGAACGGTATTCATCATATCCGCCCTACATTTGGTGCGTGCAGTTCCCCCCTCGCCGTGTAAGTATTGTACCCCATCAATAACTAGCCTATCAGTAAAGTGCCAATTAGGTACCTCAAGCACCTCTTTATAACTCTTTATCCATTTACTTGGTATTGCTGAGGTTTGCGACTTCCTCATTACAAGGCGGTCGTGGTTGCCCAAAATTACGGTCGCTTTTGGAAAAGCAGCGTACCACCTACTTATCCTACTTATAGCTAACTCTACTTCATCACGCCCCCCAAGTCCATCAGCATCCGTCTCGTGATAGCTCGAATAATGGTTGTCAATTATATCGCCAATAAATACTATATCCGTTATATGGTACTTAGCTACTTGCTCTTTACAAAAAATTAGATATTTATCAAGGCTGAATGGCTCGTGTAAATCTCCTATACACAATACATTGCGTGTAGGGTTTGCTCTTAGCTTTTCTATTACCTCAATTTCATTCGGTTTTAATCTATACCTATTATTACTTCTTTGCATTATCTGCAATTCCTTGTCCAAGTACTAAGGCGATTGTAGAATATAATATGCTTTGACTTACCTCAGGGTCTATTCCCCAAGTATCGCTTAATAGTTGTACGATTATACCAGCTATAGTATATAGAAATTTCTTACTACCTAAAGCTTTTTTTATTGTCTGAGTTAAAATCCATTTTTTAAACATTGTATATAATTTTGATTAATAAATTCTTATTTTAGCTAATCCCCTAGCCTCTTTATGGTCGCTAGTGGTGTTTATATTTAATTTTAATGTAGTAGTAGTATCAGTATTAGTATTAATATGGTGCCAACTAGTAGTAACATTATTTGGTATAGTTCTAGTTTGGCAATAGTTATCACAATCAGCTATTGCGTCAATACTCCAAGTGGCGTTTGTATCCTCATTTTGCATTTCTAAATATATAGCTACCTCTTTGCCACTATTCAAAGCAGTACCTAAATCTATTGTGTGCTTACCTTTAACAAGTTTAAAGCTTATAAATTGTTGGTTACTAAAATAGGTTAAAGGTTTTGGTGTTTTAGTTTTTTTCTTTTTTGTAGTTTTCGTTTTGTATGCCATTTTATTTAGTATTTATATGTCCATATTACTTTACTATCCTTTTTTTTATCTAAATCTAAGTGTATGAAATTAGTACCTAAGCCTATTCTATTTATTCCTACTTGCATTGCTGAGCTCATAATCAAATACCTTTCCCTACTACCCTTATATGCAATATCACAAGCTAAGCCAAGCTTATGGCTACTACCAAAACGCCCACCTACTTTCATATTGTGTTCTTGTGTTCTATAGCCACTATTTACAATAAACTTACAGCCTGCAAGCTCGCGGGCTTTGTCTAATTTTTTTAAAAATTCAGCATCCATTTTAGCACCACTACCCACCTCATCTGGGCTATCAAATTCAGCTATTTTAAAGTGTTTTAAGTTTAGGTCTGTAGTTATTGTTTTAGCCATTTTAAAGCGTTTTAAGCCACTTTTAACCAAGTCCAGTATATTGATATGATTAAAAATAGATGTTAGTTTTACTAGGTTTGTCATCTCCCTTGTCCTCTATATTGTTTTTTATAAGCATTCTGCCCTTTTGATGCATTTTTTGAGTGTATTCCACGCCTCTTTTTCTTACCATTTTTACTATAAGATGTAGCTTTATTTTTTGCCATTATTTTGCTTATAGTGGTGCGATAATTTTGTAATAGTATAAATTATAGATACTAATAAAAGTATAATTTTTAGTGCCAATTCTATGTTGGTAAAAGTGGTTACACTTAGCGTTATGCTATTTAACCCTATTACTTCTGGCAACCCGCTTAGGCTGTTTTTTATCTGCATTTTTTATATACTTTTTTAAAGCCAGTTCGTTTTTTTTCTTTGGCTTATAGTTGGTTTTAGTTGACATTAAATCTATATTTATTTCCTTGTGTTGGTAAAGTAGTTTCTAAATTCATTCCATTATAAAAGCTATTAGTATCAGGGCATACCTCATCACACCCACTATTTTCGTTATACTCAGGCACCTTAGTATTGTTAGCACATAGCCAACTTATGAGCCTATCAGTATAAAATTCAGCGGTATTTCTGACTTCCTCTCTTAAATCTTGTGCGTCTTCTCTACTTAAAGCCTCGCCATTTTCACTTGTTTTAGCATATATATTTCCATTCTGTACTTTGTAGCGTAAAAAAGGTATGCACTCAAAAAAGCCCCAGTGCACCAAAGGGTCAGAAATATAATCATCTAATAGAGTTTTATAATCTGCATTAGCTGGCAAATTTATATCCCCAGTACTTATAAGAGTTTTAAGCTTTTCAAATAATTTTGTACCAAGCTTAGTTTCTATATATTTTTTTTGGGCAACTCTTACATAAGGAAGTAAATAATCTACATCTACATTGCCATTAATTGCAGTAGCCTCTTTTAACCTATTTTCACTGATGAATAAGACATATCCAGCCATATTATATTATTTTTTTATCCATATTTTTTAATTAACTCAGGCGTAACAAAACCCTTATTAGGTAAGTTAGCGGGTGCTACTGGTACTTGCTGAGGGTTAGCCACAGGTTTAAAGCCCTCACTTCTAGCCTTAGTAGTTGTAATAAGTGTAGCATCATCTAAGCCCATTCTTTGCCCTACTTTTGTTTTGTAAATCTTACGATACCACCTATGATGACAATTACCACCGCCTTTCCATTTGAAAATATCATAATTAGTACTACTACCTTTTTTACCCCATCCTTTATTAGCACCTATTTCACTTAAGCTAGTAGCTATACCACCACTTGCTTTAGGTGCTATTTCTTCCATTCTATATACCTTACCCCTATCAGCAGCCGCCATCATAGCCCTACAAAATATCCTACTACTACTACCACTTTTATAGCTTAAAGTTTTATCCCTATTATAGTAATACCTTACTCTATATAATACATCTTGGTACTCACTTTGCTTACTTTGCCCATCTTGCTTACTTTTACTATCTACCCTACCATTAGGGGCTGTAGTTTTTACTAGCTCAGTTTTTTGTTGCTTACTAAGCTTAGTATAAGCTATTTCATTTAAAACCTCTTCAAAGCCTTGTTCCTCTAAGCCTGCTTGCTCATCACTAACTAACTCTAATTCGCTATCCTCGTCTATTATTTCGCCGTGATTTTCTATCCATTTTTCTAACTTACTTTGGTGGCTTAGCTTTTGGCTATTATAATCTATCTCATCTACTACCTCAGTTTCCTCTAAAGGTGCAAGCCCCAATTCTTCCCTTATTTCCTCTTGCGTCATAACCGCCCTCATATCATCAATAGTAAATCTTCT